TACAAGCATTTGTAGTTTCTGGAGATGTTACTACCGCACAACAACTCGCTAACAACACTATTCAACAAGCAACTTTTTAAAACAAAACAAAATGGATATAATAGAATTAATATTAGATGAAGAAAACGAAGAAATGGTAGGTATAGAAGCTGTTTCTATCGTAGAAAACCCAGCAATTGAAAGTGATTTTATAGCACTAGCAGATCAAGAAATAAAACTGGCTAAAGTAGATGATGAAAAGCGTATTGTTATGGGTGCTGCTTTAATACCTAACAAGCCAATATTTAGAAAGAGAAACGATACTATGTTTTATGTTTATTTTTCAGAAGATACAGTTAGAAGGTCAAGTGAATTATTCTTTCAAAATGGCAACCAAAGTAATGCAACCTTAGAGCATCAAATGAAAGCTTCTGGCCTTACGGTGGTCGAAAGTTGGATAGTTGAAGGAGAACAAGATAAATCTAGAATTTATGGTTTAGATGTGCCAAAAGGAACTTGGATGATTTCAATGAAAATTACAGATGATGAATTATGGGCAGAAATTAAAGAAGGTAAAAAATATAAAGGTTTTTCTATTGAAGGATATTTTGCAGATAAAGCTTCTATTAAAAAATCAGATGCTAAATCTGAAATGGCAGCTATAGAAGAAGAAGAAGCTGAATACATGCTAAGTAATATTAAAAACATTTTATCTGATGAGAATGTAGAACTAGAATCTTATAATGATTATCCAGATGCAGTTAGTAACAATGCTAAAAGAGGCAGAGAACTTAATGAAAAAGTAAATAATAAATGTGCAACTGATATAGGAAAAATAAGGAGTGCTGATTTAGAAGCAAAAAGAAATCTTTCAGTAGAAACAATTAAAAGAATGTATTCTTATTTAAGCAGAGCTGGTGAATACTATGACGAAGGAAACAATGAAGCATGTGGTACTATTTCTTATTTGTTGTGGGGTGGTAAAGCTGCCCTTAGATGGAGTGAAAGCAAACTAAAAAAATTAGGAGAAATAGATCTAGCTTCTATGGTAGTAGATGACAATTTTGCAATAATAGATGACAGATTAGCTTACAGTACACAAGAAAAAGCAGAACAAATGGCTAAAAACTTAGGTTGTGAAGGGTTTCACGTTCATAATTTTGAAGATAAAGACTGGTTTATGCCTTGTGAAAAGCACGAAATGAAAAAACCTTGTCAAGCTGGTTATGAGCAGTATGGAATGAAGATAAAAAATGGTAAAAAAGTACCTAACTGTGTACCAATTAAATAGAGATGAAAAGAAGAAAAGTTGAAAAAATACCTTCAGGTAGAAAAAGCAGAACATCCCCAGTAGGTGGAAAGCGTGGTTGCTTATGTGCAGATAGTAAAACATACAGTAAAAAATGCTGTGATGGATCATTACACGCTCAAGGCATAGGAGCTGGCTAAAAAAAAGTTTAAAAATAAGTATATCAATTTGCGCTTTTGTACGGATAACTAGTATGAAGGCGCAAGAAATACTTAGTAAAATCAAAGAAGTTGTAGGTATTGAACTATCTGAAGAGGTATCTGTACAACTAGAAGAAATCAAATTAGATAACGGAACTATCCTAGTTGCCGAAAAATTCGAATCAGGAGAATCAATATTTATTAAATCAGAAGATGATGAAAATATTGCTTTACCAGTAGGTGAGTATGCTTTAGAAGATGGCAGAAAATTAATGGTTAAAGAAGAAGGCCTTATTGATGCTATTGGAGAAGTAGAAGTTAAGGAAGAAGAAGAGGTAGAAGCTTCTGAAGAAACTGCAACTGAAGAAGAAAAAGTTGAAGAAACTGAATTAGAAGAAGAAGAAATGAAATATGTCACTAAAGAAGAATTTTCTAAAGCTATGGAAGAAATTAAAGGCATGATTGAAAATATGTCTAAAGAAGAAATGAAAGAAGAAGTAGAAAAAGAAGAATTATCTGCTGAAGTTGCTGAACCAGTTGTTCACAATCCAGAAGCTAAATCTGAAACTAAGTCTTTATTAAAAAAGAGCTATCCCAACACTATCCAAAATAGAATTTATCAAAAACTTAATCAATAAAAATAAAATAAAATGGCAACATCGTTAACGACAAGTTACGTAGGGGAATATAAAGATAAAATGATAGCAGCAGCTTTATTGAGTGGTAAGACACTTGATAATGGTGGGGTTACAGTTTATCCAAATGTAGCTTATAAAGAAGTAATAAAGAAAATTGCACTAGGTAACGACTTAATGGTTGGTGCTTCTTGTGATTATACAGATGCTGGAACTGTAACAATTTCAGAAAGAGTACTAGAAGTAAAAGAATTTCAAATAAACAAAACAGAGTGTAAAACTACATTCTCACAGGATTGGACTAGCGCACAAATGGGTTATTCAGTACCTAATTATGTACTACCTAAAAGTTATGCAGATTTTATCTCACAACAATATGTAGCTAAAATTGCTGCTAATGTTGAGACAATGATTTGGCAAGGTGCAGCTGGAGCAAATGCTTTTGATGGTTTCACAACTACTTGGGCTGCTAATGCTTCTTCACTAGCTGGTGGAGCTGTTGTTACTGGTACTACTGTAACTGCTGCTAATGTTGTAGACGAAATTGGAAAAGTAGTTGACAATGTAAGTGCAAACAATTCTGCTTTATTAGACAAAGAAGATTTACACATCTATGTATCAAATCACATTTATCAAATGTATGTAAGATCACTTGGTGGTTTTGGTGCTGCTGGTTTAGGTGCTAATGGTTTTGATGGAAAAGGTAACAACCAAGATTTAGGAAATGCATTAATGTTTGATGGAATCAAAATATTTAAAGCTCCTGGATTACCAACTAATGACATGGCTGCTGCACAAAAATCAAACTTATTCTTTGGTTGTGGTATTGAAGGGGACTTATCAGAAATGTCCTTAATTGATACAAGTTCAACGCTAGGTGACCAAAATGTAAGATTTGTTGCAAGATTTAAAGCTGGTATTCAGACTGGGTTACTTGAAGAAGTTACTTACTATACCTAATTAATTAACTAATAATGGGGAGTTGTAATACTCCCCTTTTTAAAAATAACAAATATGGCATGCGATTTATCAGCGGGTAGAAATGTACCTTGTAAAGATGTAGTAGGTGGGATTGATGCAGTTTACTTTGTAGACTTTGGTGATCTTGGTGCTATAACAGAAAGCTCAGATGAGATTACAGACATGGCTGGAACATTTTCAGCGTATAAGTACCTAGTAAAGGGTGCTAACTCATTAGAGCAAGCTATTACTTCTTCTCAAGATGCTGGAACTACTTTTTTCGAGCAAACTTTAACATTAAACCTACAGAAACTTACTAAAGAAGATATGGTTCAATTTAAGCTTATGGCTTTTAGCCGACCTCATTGTGTTATTGTTGACAATAATAATAATGCGTTTTTGGCTGGAAAAGATTTCGGTCTTAGTGTTTCGGGTGGTAGTATAACTACTGGAGCAGCTTTCGCTGACATGAGTGGAACAACATTAACTCTTTCAGGTAGTGAAAAATTACCAGCAAACTTTATAGCTGGAGCTGTTGCTGGCAATCCATTTGCTGGAATGTCTAGTGCTACTGCAACTGTAGTTGTAGGTACAAACAGTTAAGATGTTTAGTGGGTATTATATGTAAAGTACATATAGTACAGGGTGTGAAAAGGGTGGTTCGATTAATTTTAAACCACCTTTTTTTTTAAAAGATTAAGATGCAGATATTAAGTACAACAGGCGGAACAATAAATTTTATACCTAGAGAGGATATTTCTAGTAGTAAAACCTACACTTTAAAAATAACTTCTAAAAACAAGAATAAGGTGATTTTAACGGATTCTAATGCATCAATAGGCAGCAATAGTTTCTATTCTACTTATGTAACCTCACAAGCTCTTATAGAGGGTTCTTTTTACATGATAGAAATACAAAATACTACAGACGATAAATTAATATTTAGAGACAAGGTTTTTTGTACTAATCAAGCTTCATCAACTTATGAAATGACTTCTGGTGTTTATACACAACACAATACAGGAGCTAATGAATACACATATTACTCTGCACCATGAACAACGTACATCTACTTGAATTAAGCCAATACGAAAAACCAGTAATAACTGAAGAAAAGAACAGAGACTGGGTTGGAATAGGAGAAGATAATAACTACTATCAAGACCTTATAGATGCCTATATGAATAGCACAACAAATAGAAGTGTTATTACAGGAATAGGTCAACAAATTTACGGTAGAGGATTAGATGCAACAGATTCTTCTAAAAAACCAGAGCAATATGCTCAAATGAAAGGACTGCTAAAACCAGACTGTTTAAGAAAGGTATGTTTAGATCTTAAAATGTTAGGAGAAGCTTCTTTACAAGTTACTTACAAAGGTAAAAAAATAGCTTCAATTTCTCATTTCCCTAGAGAAACTTTACGTGCTGAAAAAATGAACGATAAAGGGAAGATAGAGAACTACTTCTATGCACCTGATTGGACTAAAGTAACCCAAGCTACAGAACTAACTAAGATGCCTGTTTTTGGCTCTAAAAATAGTGGCAATGAAATTTATGTAATTAAGAAATATATCCCTTCTTATTACTACTATAGTCCTTGTGATTGGTCTACTTCGTACCCCGTTCTAGAATCGGAGATTGCAGATTATCTTATTAATGAAACTATGTCTAGTTTTAATTCTAGAACTATAGTTAATTTCAATAGTGGAGTACCTTCAGAACAAAAAATGCAAGAGATTAAATCTCAAGTTTTAAATAGACTAACTGGAGCAAATGGCGAAAAGGTAATTGTAGCATTTAACCACAATGCAGAGCAAAAAACGACCATCGACAGCTTACCAGTACAACAAGCACCAGAGCTTTATGAATATTTAAGTGAAGAATGCAAGAGAATGATTCTTTTAACACATCGTGTTACTTCTCCATTACTTATTGGATTAAGAGACATGGGTGGTAGTGGATTAGGTTCTAATGAAGATGAAATTAGAACTGCACAAAGGTTATTTTCTAACACTACTATAAAACCATATCAAGACTTAATTTGTGATGCTTTAAACGAGATACTAGAGGTTAACGGAATAAGCTTAAACCTTTACTTTAAGACAAGTGATCCTTTAGAATTTATAGAAGTTGAAGTAGCTAATGACGAAGTACAAGAAGAAGAAACTGGTGTAAAAGAAGATGATTTTTCTAAGCTAGAAATGATGGCTTCTAAAAAAACTGATATACCTGATGATGTATTTGATACTGTTTTAGAAGGTTTAGAAGGTGAATTAATGAGTGATGAATGGGAAATAGCAGACATTAGAGATGTTAGCGAAGAAAACTCAAATGTTGAAGAATGGGCTGGCAATGTTTTACACTTAGCAGAAGCAGTTAAAAGTGATACACCTATTAAAAACAATCCAGAAGGATTTTCAATATTAGATAAGTCTTATTACAAAGTTAGGTACAAGTACGATGTAGGCACTAAGAAAGGTTCTAAGAGCAGTTCTAGAAAGTTCTGTGAGGAAATGATGTCTAGAAGCAAAAGAGGTGTTGTATTTAGATTAGAAGATATTGATAAAGCAAGTAGAAATTTAAATTTTAAAGCTGCTGAACTACCTATGCATAATGGTCAAAAGTACGACCTATTTAAGTTCAAAGGTGGGATTTATTGTAGACATAAGTGGAGAGAAGTTTTATATAAAATGAAAATTGATGCTGCTTTAGATGGTAAAAAAGGAAGTAAAAAGTTAGGTGATTATGATGTAGTTAAGGAAATACCTAAAAGCTATAAAGCAAAGCCAAGAGGACATAAAAGAGCTGCAAAAGCAGAAAGAACAAGAAGTGATAGAGGAGCATATCCAACAAGTAAATAATTATGGAAATAAAAAGAGTATACGAAAAGTTAAATAAGGTAGAGCTAAAGTCTGAGAAGATAGAGTTAGGTCTATGGCAAGATACTAAAACTCATTATAATCTTATAATGAAATTTAAAGAAACAGCAGAAAGTCAATTAGCAAAAGCAAAATATACAGCAGCTGCTATTGAAACAGAAATAAAAGAATTTAATAAAGATGCTAATAAAGCTGAACAAATAGCAAAAGAATTAGGTGTTTCGCCTAAAGATATGAACTTACAAAAATTATTTCAAGATATAAAACAAGCAGAAAAACTAGCAAAAGATATTTCAAACGCATAAAATAATAAAAATGAAAACAACATTAGAAAGAGTGTACGAAGCACTTAACAAAGTAGAGTTAAAGTCAGAGAAGGTAGAATTGTCTGTAGCAGATGACGTAACTAAAGGGTTAAAAAACATTAAAAAAAGTTATGATGACTTAAATGGTTTAATGGCACAAGTAGAAAAAGAAAAAGATAAATATGAAAAAGCACAATTGAAAGCTTATAATAGTGCTTTAGATGCACAAGATAATTTAGAAGCAAAAGTTGAAAAATTATCTAATAAAGGTGCTGGATTAAAAGATGTTTTAGCAAAAGTTGAAAAAATTGCAAAAGAATTAGGAGTTTCAGCAAATGATGTAAAAGGGTACAAAGAATTAAAATCTGAATTACAAAATTACCCTGATTTAGCTAAAAAAGTAGCATACGAAGCAAGCCAAATACCTAACGTAACAATATAAATGGCTAAAGTTTTATTCATACAAAGAAAGGATTTAGTAACATTTACAGCAGCCAATGGCAATGTAGATACTGATAAACTATTGCCTTATGTCGAGATGGCACAAGATATAGAGGTTCAGAGGTTATTAGGTACTGATCTTTATGAAAAACTTAAATCTGATATTGATGGTGGCACTTTAACAGGTAATTATTTAACTCTTGTAGATACTTATATAAAACCGATACTTATTCACTACGGATTTATGAGAGCTTTACCATATTTAGGCATAACAATAGCTAATGGTGGTATTTACAGAAACAGCGCAGAAAATGCTACTGCATTAAGCAAAGATGAAGTAGAATATTTAGTAGAAGCTGAACGTGATGCAGCTCAGTACTATTCAACTAGAATGATAGACTACTTAAATTTTAATGCAAGTGCAAATTTTCCAGAATATTTTACAAATCAAAATGAGGACATTAACCCAGATTATGATGATAATTTTAATGGGTGGTATTTAAGATAGATTATGGCAGTAGAAAACGGATGGGGACAAGGTGCAGTTAATAATTCTAACGATTACGGAAAAGCAAAAGCTAATTCTACTAATGGATTTGGTAAAATTTACGAATCTACAAATGCTGGTTTAACTAATATTGTTGGTGGTCAACCAGTTGTTTCTATTTCTTATGCTTTTAATTCTTTTTGTGCTGATGCTTCAGATCCTACACCAACTGTTTCTAATAATGCTGGTGCTGGTACATTTAGTTCTACTACTGGTTTAGTAATAAATTCTACAACTGGTGTAATTGATATAGATGCTTCTACTGCTTCTACATACACCGTAACTTATACAGATACTGATGCAGCAACTGCTATTTTTGACTTAACTATTCATGCTTTACCTAGTGTAACTGTAAGTGTTTCTGCTGGTACAATTTGTGTTGGTGAAAGTACAACTATAACTGCAAGTGGTGCTGCTTCTTATTCTTGGAGTAATGGATCTACAGGCAATTCAATAACAGTTTCACCTACTACTACAACTTTATTTACTGCTACTGGTACAGATTCTAATGGTTGTACAAGCTCTGGCTCTACACAAATAACAGTTAATGCTTTACCAACTGTTGAAATATCAGGAACTTTAACTTATTGTGCTGGTAGTACAACAACACTAACTGCAACTGCTGGTTTATCTTCTTATTTATGGAGTACTGGAGCAACTACACAAGCTATAAATGTAACTGCTGGTAGTTATACAGTAACTGGTACTGATAGCAATGGCTGTAGTGCTACTTCTTCTGCTTCTACAGTTTCTGAAATTCCTTTAGATGTTGCAACGGTTGTTT